GAGTGCGACCGCGGCTACCTAGAGGACTTAATACGATTATTTCCCATGAGTAACGGCAATTATTCATTGCCCCACACCCCCGCAGGGGAAGGAGAGGAATAATGGAAAACGAGAAACTGGCAAAGTGTCCATTCTGTAAATACGATGGAGACAAGTATGTGCCGCTAGTACAGGGAATACACTATCTCCATTTGGGCAAGAATCAGGTGGTGTATTTCTTCAATCTTCCAGACGAAAAGAAGGTGAACGAATACGTCGTGGTATGCGAGAACTGTGGAGCGCAGGGGCAGACTGCGCCCAAAGCGGAGGACGCAGTAAAAAGATGGAATGAGTGCAATACAGACTAAACCATCACCCGCCCGCCGGGGGAAACATGAACAACGCACTTCAAAAAATATACTCCCAGGTTCCCCGCCTTCAGTGTAAGGGTCACTGTCATATCTATTGTAAAGTTATCCCGACACACCCGGCCGAGGCGGAGAATATTATAGAGAAGCACGGCGCCGTCCCTCTTCCGACCAAGGATAAACTCAAGTGCTCTTATCTCGGAGAGGATAAGCGGTGTCAGATTTATGACGATCGTCCCCTTATCTGTAGGCTCTGGGGCGCAGTCAGGAAGATGAAGTGCGAATGGGGATGCAAGCCTGTCGGAGGCTATCTGTCGGAGGGCAAGTCCCGGAAGATACAAAAGCAGGTCGGCCGGATACCGACGAAAGCGCCCGTCGACCCGCTGAAGATACTTGAAGTCCATCTCGATAAAATGATAAAAGAGAAAGAAGGACAATGAGCATGGTCGGCTATCCTCATATCACTATCGAGAAGGGTGCCAGAACCGATATAGAGGTCCGGGAAGGTCCTCACGAGGAGCACCTATTCACCATCGACAAGGACATTCTGGAGACAGCCGATGTTAAGGTGAAACATGCTGCCGCAATAGAGGCCATCCATAGCGGCCTTGATTTTTACGAAATGGTTCTCTCGACCCTGAAATTCTATCTCACCCGTGGATATGAAATTGAATACAGGGAGCACAGTACCAGAGATGATGTTATCGAAATCTATGCCGTAAGGCACTAAGGAGGAACCCCATGCGAATAGTGATTGAAACACCGAATGGAATGATTTATAAGAGCGCCGATACCCCGGGCTTCATGCTGAAGGAGACGCTTGTAACCGGAGACGAGGAAGAGCCGAAGGAGTATACGGACCCTCCGGGAGCCGCCGCCGTCATATGCCGGTGGATGGAAGACCTTACGAACGCTCTCTCGCCGTTCACTATCACAGGCCCTCGGGGAGAGGTCCATATCATCCCGCCCGAGATACTGAAGCGGAGCGTTATTACCATAGCGCCCTCGGATGCCGAGCCGCTGAAGAAGACCCTTATTGATTTTGATAAGATGGGCGTCGGCACCGCGGCTGCTCACCAGGCGTCACACGATGCCCCGGGACTCGGAGGAGGGGAGGGAGACGATATGCCCGAGAGGGGAATCAAGTGCGCCGAATGCGGAGAGTTCACTTCGCAGAGCAATACTATCTCGCACCGCGAGGGACCCTTTTGCTTCCCATGCTTCAAGGCCAAAGTGTTCACGGAAGGGGGAGAAGAGAGTGCCCCCTAAAGCCCCGGTAGGTATCGTCCCTCGAATCATCCTCCGCTCCGGTGGCGATCTGTCTATCGGAGCGAGGGTGATATTCCCTTATCTCACTGCCTTCGCCGTCCTCGACCGAAAGACGCGGCAACTTGAAATAAGCACGGACTTGATATTAAATTATTTACAGGTCCCGCCCTTCACGGTGATGCAATGGATGAAAGACCTCGCGAAAGCAAAGTACATTGTCGAGCCTCACTATATCGAGCGTCCGCGCGAATGCGTCCGCTTCAATTTCGCCGCGAGGGTGTTGGATGAAATCAACGCCGCTACCCTACCGCGACGAAAATCCTCAACCTATGGTTGACTTCCCCGACGACGTTCCTCCGCCGACCCGGCTGGAATGCCCCGAAAAAATGAAGCATCATCTTCGCCATCTCACCTCGGGGAAGAGACTCAATCTATACAAAGACGGCGAAGTGACTATCACCTTCAGAATGAACAGGACGGTCCGCGAGCTCGTAAAAAAGCACTGTGAGAATGAGAGTATCGAATTCGGCTTCTTCATTACGGCGGCAGTCGTCGACTACATGACGTACCATAAAATCATCAGCCTTGCCCTGCCCGAAAAATACTATCCCTGCAACAGAGACGACGAATACAAGGCGCAGCGCTTCAAAACCTACAGGCGAAGACGGAAGAGCATGAAAGGGTATAAGCCGCCCAAGACGCGGAGGCGAAGGAGAAAGGTACGTGACAGGCCAGGAATTCAAAAGAAAGTTCCTTAAATACTGCGGCTACGTTAAAATCGACTCGAAGGAAGAGGGGACGATTCCGCTGCGGCTGAACGGCTGTCAGCTATATCTCGTCGACCAGGTAGCCGAGGCTCTCGACGAGGGGATTCATCACTTCGTCATTTTAAAATCGAGGCAGCTTGGAATCTCGACCATCATGCTCGCGCTCGTGAACTTCTGGATTTCCGTTCACAGCGGTCTTCAGGGCGCTATCATCACGGACTCGGACGAGAATAAGCAATACTTCCGCTCCATCCTCAACCTCATTCACGACACGATTCCGAAGGGCCTCAAGGTCCGGAGACTCCGGGATAACGGCACCTTCCGCCTTCTCGCCAACCAGAGCCGAATCATGTACCTGACGGCGGGAGTCCGGAGAAAGAAGGATAAGAAGACGAGTCTCGGCCGGGCGAAGGGACTCAACTTCCTTCACGCCACGGAGTCGAGCTCCTGGGTAGACGAGGACGGCCTGAAGTCGCTTATGTCCTCTCTCGCTGAAACCTTCCCCGACAGACTCTATGTATTTGAATCCACCGCGCAGGGCTTCGACCTTTTCTACGATATGTGGAACACGGCGAAGGAGTCGACGACGCAGAGAGCTATCTTCATCGGATGGTGGAGAAACGAGCGCTACAGAATAGAGCGCAACGACCGCCGCTTCGCCGTCTATTGGGACGGCATCCTCACCGAGGAAGAGCAGACATGGATAAAGGACATAAAGGAGCTCTACGACTTCGACGTAGAGATAGAACAAATCACGTGGTACAGGTGGAAGTACGAAGAGCACATGAAGGACACGAACAAGGGCGCGAACATGATGCACCAGGAGTTCCCGCACACGGAGAACGACGCCTTCGTCCTCACCGGCCACAAGTTCTTCTCCACGAGCAGGCTCACCGAAGACTTCAAGCGGACGCTCAACTCTCCTCAGCCGCGATATTATAAATACACCTTCGGCTTTAACTTCTACGATACGCAGGCTATCGAGACGAACGAATGGAACGGAGACGTGGCCGTCTGGCAGGAGCCTCACGACCAGGGCGTCTACGTCATAGGAGCCGACTGCGCCTTCGCAGGGAATAAGGACTCTGACGCTCACGCCGCGCACGTTCTCCGCTGCTACGCCGACCGCGCCGTTCAGGTGGCCGAGTTCCGGAATCCATTCATGACGACGACTCAATACGCCTGGGTGCTCGCTCACCTCGCGGGCGCTTACTCGGGGAAGTTTCAGCAGTGCTGGGTTAACCTCGAAACGAACGGTCCCGGAACGTCCGTCCTCGAAGAGCTTAACAAGGTGCAGCAGATGGCGGGCGCTATTCCCGATATGCTGCTCAAGGACGAGAAGCGCTCCTTCGCGAGCGTCGTCCCGAATATAGCCTTCTTCATCGGCCTTAATCCCCGGGGCGTTAACACGAAGAACTACACGATAGGCTGGAATACGAGCAATCAGACCCGCTCGTGGATATTCAATACCTTCCGCTCCGTATGGGCGCAAAAGCTCGTAGAGGTCAACTCGAAATGGCTTCTCCGGGAAATGAGATACGTCTCTCAGGACGGGAAGGATATTGTCATAGAAGGGAAGGCAAAGTCGGACAGGGTCGTCGCCGCCGCTCTCGCAGCGCATCACTGGTATCTGCACCTCGTCCCCGATCTCAAACAGAGAAACATGATATACGTCGTCGAGGAGAAGAAGGAATCCCTCGAACGCGAACGCACCGGAATATCAAATGCTATTCAAACCTGCATTGCAAACCACTTCCAGAGAAGAGGAGTAGAGCAATGAGAACGAGAGCGCTTCAGGTCGACAAGGTTATGTCCAAGGCCGAGATATGGGACTGGCTCCGGCGCTACAGGGCGATACCTGCAAAGAACCGGGATATTACATTCGTCGAGATAGCGAAGAGGATGCACTATACGGTCGAGCATCTGAAAGACGCGCTCTATGAAAAAGACGGAACGAATATGTCTCCTGAAATTCAGGTCCGCTTCACGGCGTTCGTGAACGAATACGGACAGCCGAAACAAAGACTGCCCGAGGAGAGAGGCCCGCGGCCCCCGATACCCGACGAGGTGTATCTCAAGTTCGCCGAGGCCGTCGCCTGCCTGCCTACGGACCTTGCCGCCTATTACGGAATCAACAAGGAGGTCTATCTCTCGTGCCGTCACGGCGTCATTCCGAAGTTCAGGAGGGCGACCTTCGAGCGCCTGTATGAAAGGCTGACGAAGGAGAGGTTCGTCTGGTAACGGTACTTGATTAAACCCCTCCGGTAGATTATTTTTCCCCCTATGAAACGCTTCGATTATGAGTGTCTTGAGTGTAAGGCTATATTCGAGGAGTGGGACGAGGACCCGAAGTGCCCGCACTGTGGATCGACGACCCTCGTGAAAGTCTTCATCACGCCCCCGGGCACGAAATCGGACCGGACGAAGCATATGGACACGACCATGGGCGACCTCATGGCCGCTCACGGCATGACGGACTACCAGAACGACCCGTCGCGGAAACACGATGCCCCGAATCCCATGCGGGTGTCGTCGCTCGATCCCAAGAAGCAGATAGCCGACCAGGTGGCGGACGGTATCAACAAGATTCGCGGACCGGTCCCCATGAATCATCCGAAGATGGGGAAGGTTACTCAGATTCCCGTTATGGACGCGGGCTCGGGAGAGAGCTTTCAGCAGGTGGCGAAGGCTAACCGTGCTCAGAACTACAGGCAGAGAGAGACGAGGATTATCCACAGCATCGACAGGAGCGGCCGCGCAAGATGATATTCTCTGAGGACAGGGACGAGCTTGAGTATCAGGTTACAGAGCTAATCTACAAATGCTTCGCCTCCCGCGTCGACCGGGAGCCAATGTACGATATGCTCCGGACGCTCTACTATTACGGGAGCCTCGAAGTCGTCGACATTCCCGTCTCGTATAACATGATAAAAGAGAAGGTGGATACCCTTCACTCTTTCCTCTTCGCCGGAAACACCGCGAACTTTAACGTAGACATAGAGAACTCGAACGACGATACACGGCTTCAGTTCATCCTCATGGCCGAACGTGCAGCCGAGGCTATCTCCGACAGGTGGTACGACTGCAAGCTCGACACCATCATGGACCTCGCGGTCAAATACGGCATCGTCTACGCCTCCTATTTCGTGAAGATGCTGCCGCGGAACAAGAGCCTGAAACCCTTCCTCGTGCCGCCCTGGCGCTTGGGAGTCCTCGACGAGAACAAGACCGACATAAACGCTCAGGAGGCCATAGCGCACAACTACGGGTGCTCCGTTCACCAGTTCGCCCGGGACATCGTGAACCATCCCCGCCGACATGAAATAGCCGAAAGGGTGCAGCCCTCCGGCATGATGAACCACGGCTCTCTCTATCCGAAGGGCCTCAAGAGAATCATATTCGCGGCGAGTGAAACCGGGCAGGACGACGGATACCCCGGGGGACAGATAGCCCGCTTCCCGATTATGACAGCCGTCGACAAGCCCTACTCCATGGAAGATGAAATCGATATGTACGAGGTGTGGGCGTGGGACGACGTGCAGGACGACTACCGCATCTTCACGGTAGCCTCCGGGAGCGTCATAGTATGGGACAGGTTCGCGGGCGATGCGGTCGAGGACGGAGTACTGAAAAAGCGCGGCGTCTACGTTCAGGGCCGCCATCCTTTCATTCACGTCCGCCCCTCGCCGATGGACGATTACTTCTTCGGCTGGCCGGATATATTCAACATCGTCCGGATTCAGGAATGGCACACCGAAAGGCTCGCCGACATAAGGCAGCTTTTAAAGAAGGCGCTCGACTCCCCGAAGTACGCCGAGAATCCACAGGGCGGTATGATAGACGAACGCATGGCCGCACGGGAGCTTAATCGCCAGGGAGGGTTCTTCACCCTGAGAGGCCCGGGCAAGCTCGGCGAATTCAAGCCGGAGCTTCCGAAGGACGTATACACTGAGCTCCTGGATATACGAAGCCTCGTCGACGATATGTGGGGCCTGACGAATATCACGAAGGGTAAGGGCGATGTCGGAGTCCGGTCGAGAGGACAGGCGGACATACTCTCTGTGTTCGGCTCCGCTCGTCTCAAGAACAAGGCTATCCGTATCGAGGAGGCATGTACGGCTGCCGGGGACCTTATCTTCCGGCTCCTCCAGAGATACGACGGCAGGCACTATGCGCTCGAAGATGGGAAGACCTTCGTCATGAGCCAGATAGAGAACGAGGTTCAGGTCCGCGTGGATTCCCATTCCGCTTCTCCGATATTCGTGGGCGACCTCGAAGACAAGATGTTCGCCATGAAGGACAGGGGAATGATAGACGCCGAGACGACCATCGACGGCCTCGGAATCTTCTTCAAGGACGCCATGAAACGTAAGGCCCGGAGGCTCTACAAAGAGCAGATGGCCGCGCAGCAGCAGGCTCAGAAAGACGCCGAGAAAGAGGTTATCGAGCAGGAGCGGGCTGAGCAGAAAGCGAAGATGCAGACCGTGAAATAATAAAATCGTACTTGATTTAAAAAACATATCTCCGTATAATCCGATTCCATTATGAGGACGTTTGGTAAAGCTGACCGTTACGCGAGCAAAAGCGCCGACCCGCAGAGAGCGGCGAAGCGCGTGGCTCAAAGAGTCAGCAAGACCAAAAGACCTCTGGCAAACACCATAGGCGGCAGAGAGAATGGCATTGGAAAACGAAAGCCCCGATGATCTCAGCGGATACTCCCCCGAGCTAGGGGAAGCCGCAACCGACATGATGGCCGGTTCGAACGCTCCGGTATCCGAGGGGGTATCCGCGGAGCTTCCGGCCGGGGACATAGAGCAGGCCAAAGCCCAGGTGCAGATAGCGAAGAAGACCCTCGAACCTCTCCTCGCTGTATTCGGCTCCGACTCTGAAATGGGTAAGTCTCTCATGGACGCCATGAGAGCGCTCGCGAAGGGCTTTCCGATGGACGCCTCGGCCGACCTCACTTCCGCCGAGACTGCGAATATGGTTCAGGGATTACCTCAACAGGACAAACAAATGCTTTCACCGGAACTTATGGGTGCCGCTCCGGCAGGTGCCGAAATGGACCCGGCGCTTATGCAGGCGGCCGGTGGAGAACAAATACCGCCCGAGCTCCTTCAGGGACTCGGCTAACAGGAGGCTTATATCATGGGCTTAGTGAAACCGAACGATGGAAAGAAGAGCGGCAGGTTCGTAAACGCGCCGGACAATATCGAGACTTCCAAGGGGAAGCCGGGTATCGGCTCGACGAAGATGGGCCAGAAGTGGGCGGGAAACAGTATCAAAACCACGCCTCCTTCCAAGGGCGATAACCCGTGGTCGAAGGTCGGCTCTTCAAAGAAACCGTATTAAGGGGGAGATAGATGCCTTTAAGCGACGAGACAAGAGAGAACATGGCGAACCTCATGCAGAGCCTTATCGAGAAGGACGGCCCTGCGATAAAGAGGCTCGCCAAGAAGCATCACCCGGACCTTATCGTTCCGGAGATAGAGCTTGAGGACAAGATCGACGAAGTGAACAAGGGATGGGAGGAGAAATACAACGCCCTCGAAGCGAAGTTTAAGGAAGTCGAGGGGAAGGTGAATGTTTCTCTCACCCGGACCGACCTCAAGGACAAGGGCTACTCGAAAGAACAGCTCGCCGAAATAGAGGAGCTTATCAAGTCGAAGAAGGTAGGCGACTACGCGACGGCCGAGGAGTTCTACAGCATGAAAAATAAACTGGCCGAGCCCTCCGGAGGCAAACCTTTCGGATTCCAGAGGCGGGCGGAGCCGGGGCTTTCCGAAGACAAGCTCAAGAGCCTCAAGGAAGACCCTATATCCTTTGCCAGGAACGAGGCTCTGGAGGCGATTAACGATATTCGAAGCGGCAAAGTCAGACTCGGACAGGGCGGCCTCACCGCTTAAACACATCACACAGGAGTAAGGAGGCATCATGCCAGTATTAGGAAACGGTATCGTACCCTCGGGGGCAGTCGGAACCGAACTCACATACGTCACCAGGCGCGGATTCGTCCCGAAGCTCATAGACCAGCTCTACAAGTCGCGCCCTCTTCTCTCCCTTCTACTCGAACATGCGAACATGGGAACGGGCGGTATCTCGCAGATAAGCATTCCCGTGCAGGGTAATCCCTACGTCGAGTTCCAGTGGGCGGGATGGCCGGGCAATTTCACCGGGCCTCAGAGTATGCAGGGTACGTCTCTCGCCGAATTCAACTACAAGATGGGCCTCGTGCCGATACCGTTTTACGGCCTTGAGGGTCTGATTCAGATGGATCACGCGGTTATCCCGCTCATAGAGGCGAGGATGAACGACGCCGAGAACGTCATAAAACAGTCCCTCTCTCAGGCGCTCTTCCAGAATACCCCGGCGATAAACGCCGAGGCGCTGACCGGACTCCCGGCCGCCATAGACGACGCCACGAACGTAGACTCCTACGGGAACATCACCCGCTCGACGAATACGTGGTGGAAGTCCGTTTATAAGGTCCGTTCTCCCGCGGCCGACCCTACGAGATACCTGATACTCGAAGACGTTATCAACGTCACGTCGAGGACGGGCGAAATGCCGACAGCCGGATTCATGGGATTCGGAACGTGGGCGAAGCTCGCCCAGGACTTCCTCGGCCTCGAAAGGTATCCGAGAAATAACGACGACTACGCGGCGAAGTCCGCCTTCATGGCTATCGAGGTCGCAGGTGTGCCGATATATGCCGACCCCGACTGCGACGAGGGCAGACTCTACCTGCCGAATAACAACTACCTCGGCCTCAATATCCACGAGCAGGCGGCCTTCAGCTTTACCGGGTTCGAATCTCTCGTGCCGAATAACCAGCTCGGTTATGTAGGCGTTCTCGTCATGGTGCTTGAGCTTATCAACGCCAAGTGCAAGGCGAGCGGACAGATAAGGGGCTATAACTCTACGACTTTCTAAGGGAGAACTACCATGGGAAGCGGACTCTATCACAAGATATACACGGCAGGCGAGATGTATGGAGCCGAGCGCTCCGAATCGATAGCGAAGTCGGCGAACTTCGTTATCCCGAGGGGCGACTGGCTCATAGCCGCGGACGCCGCGAGCGACTACTCGATTCAGTTCAAGAAGCCAGGTACGACCGACTGGATAACGATATATCCGGCAGGAACGGGCGGCATCGTTATCTCGGACGGCGAGAGCTTCAGGGCGCTCAACAACGACGGCTCGAACGCGACGACGCTGCTTTACTACGCGATAGAATAAAACCGAAGAAGGGAGGCAGTGCATGGCATTAAACGCAATGGAGAATCCTCAGCGGAAAGGGCCTGTCGGCCTTGAGGCCGTGTTCGTGACGAACACCAACAAGGAGTATCACGAGGATATGTTCGACGGGGTGAAGTATGAATTCCATCCGAACGAGCCGGTGTGCATACCCTTAAACGCCGCGGTGCATATATTCGCTTACGGGGGGGACCTCGACGCGAAGAAGAGGGCCGTGGCCCGCGTGTCCAAGGACAAGGTTGTCAACCAGGACGCGGCGACGCGCACGTCCTCAACCCTCGATACGATGGCCGAGGGGCTTGTCTGGCTCGAAAGATTCGAATTCGAATCCGGAGAGTTCGTGCCGAAGAAGGCCAAGAGCAAAAAGGACGACAAACTCTCAGGGCTTGAGTAGAAGTGATATGAGAACCCTATGGCCGCACCCACGCTTTCCTATTACCAGAACGGAGTCCTCCGGCTCACCAACGAGCGCCCGGGTATCTACTACGGGAAGACCGACGACCCCAACGAACTGAACGACTACATCAACGAGGCGCGAAGGCGAGTGGCCTTCGACGCCAAACTCTACAGGCGCATGGAGCCTATCACCTTCACCGAGGGGCAGATAGCGTATTCCATACCGACGATAACGGGCGTCCTCACCAACTTCAGCCTGTTCAGGATATACGTCACGAACGGCGGAGTCACCTATCCCCTGAGCCAGTTGAGCTACACGGACCTTCGGAACAAGTGGCTGAATTCGAATATCCGCTCCGCTCCCCAAGCGTGGTCGCACATCGACCAGCTATCGTTCCGCATAGGTCCCGTGCCTAATCAGGCTTATAACGGCGAGCTCGACCTCGTGACGCTTCCGGACGACCTCGTGGACCCTATGGACATAGACACGATTACCTTCCCTTACGCGGACTGCGTGAAGTATTGGGCGGCCTATCTTGCCTATGCGAAGGATAAAGGGTTCATAGAGGCCGACAACATGATAAGACGCTATGTTTATGAAATGTCGGAGAACGTCGGGGATGCAGTGCATGTGATAGCGGCAGCACGGTTCACCATGGATTATAACGTGACCTAGATATGGCAGCAGAACCTCAAATCCCCAAATCCATAGGGCAGCCCGACAGACGATTCAAGAAGATCACGAACCTCGTGGGCTTTGACTATTCGAGCGCCACGTCGGAGATACCGGACAATAAGTGCCGCCTCCTCATAAACTACATATCCCGAATCGGACGGCGTATAGTAAAGATTCCGGGATGGACGACGGTCACTCTTTCGACCACTCTTCCGGCCAACATCGTGAGGATGTATCTCGTCTACGTCGGGGCCTCGACCGGGAATCCTCCGGTGCCGCACCTGATTATGTTCCTCGCGAACGGCTCGTGCTACCGGCATAACCTGAACACGAATACGACGGCCTCCATATGGGGCACGTCGACCTTCTCTAACCCGCGCCTCGTGCAGTGGAAGCAGGAGAGAATAGTCGTCGTCGACCCCGTGGCCGGGATAAAGGATTGGGACGGCACCTCGACCACGAACACCTCGGCTATCAAGGCGAACTACGCAACCGTATGGGAGGGACGCCTCTTTCTTCTGAGAACGGATACGAACGCCCTGGCGTGGACAGCGCCCGATACATACGACGACTTCGACGTGGGAGACGGAGCGGGGGTCGTGGAACTCACGGACCCGAATATACGAGGGCAGGTGACGGGCTTCGCCGCGGTATCCGGCATCCTCTACATCTTCGCCGAGAACGCTATCGACGTAGCCTCGAACCTCCGGCAGGTGGGGAGCACGACGGTATTCGACTTGAAACCGCTCAAGGGGAATCGAGGCTGCAAGTATCCGGACTCCATAGCCATATACGAGAACGCGGTCTACTTCATGGATAACAAGGGCGTGTGGGAGATAATCGGATTCGCTTCGAGAAGGGTATCCGAGCCTGATATAGACGGCCTTCTCCCGTTCCTGAACACGGCGTCGTTCGCTCCCGTGGGATTCGTGGGAACGCTCTATAACCTCGACTTCTACGGCCTCCTCGTGAGCATATCCCTTCCCGGCTCGAACGATCCCGAGAAGTGGCTCCTCTGCTTCTATAACGACGGCTGGTTCGTAGTGAAATACGATATAAACGCTACCTTCATCACGACTGGCATAGAAGTCGGCGGGAACGTCCTTAACTTCGCGTCAGCGGCAGCGAACGTCTACAACTATTTCAATCCGAGCTCGACGCAGGCCATCACCTCGGTCCTTGAGACGAAGGGATACGAGGAAGGGAACGCCTTCCTCGACAAACAGCTAAACAGGTTCGGCCTCCGGCTCGGGAGTGTCGATGGAGAACTTCACTTCGACTGCGGCGTGATAGCTGGAGGCTCGCAGTATAACTTTGAGCTCGACGCCTCTTTCTCCTCGGCTATCGTATGGATTAATGAGGACGGGGATGTGGTACAGTGGCAGAACAGCGGCCCCTCGAATGTGAACTTTACAGTCGGCTTTGACGAGATAGAGGTCAAGCGCGGCGTTCACGGCAGGGGTAAGCAGTTTCAGTTCAGGATAGAAGAGACGAGCAACAAGCGCTATACGATAGACGCCATACTGGCGGAATACTTCTACAGGGCAAGGTGGTAAAATGGGAACTCTCGTAATCACGAATACTCTCGCGGCGCTCTCCGCAGGGAATCAGCCGCTCTCGAAAATAGACCAGAACTTCACCGACATTGTGACTTTCCTCAACGGCGGGAATCTCGACGTGGTGAACGTGCCGTCACTTGCGGGTAAGGAAGCCGTGCTCGGGAACCCTGCCTCTGACGGATACCTCCTCGCTTCAACCGCGGCAGGAAT